AAACGGGATGACTCGGAAATGGCTTCCTCCATATACATCATCAGACGACGGACATTGATTCGATCCACCGCTGAAGGCTGACTCTGGAGCGTTTTCTGGCCCCAGATGTTGATGCCGGTGTCCGGGAAAACAGCAATGACATTGACCCCTTCGGGATAGAGCACATCGCGTTCGCCACGGCTGGTCTTGTAGGCGACCGATACCGCGTTGAAGATGCGGCCACGATCGATTCCAGCCGGAGCCCACCAGACGTAGGTCTTCTGGTCGCTTCGGGCACAGCACCCGGCTACAGCGCCACAGGGAGGGATGTATTTCTTGCGGGCGGTGATGGGATCGCTGATTTCCAGCCACGGGTAATAGAGAGCCGCGTAAGACGAGTTGAAGGCCGCGTGTGTGTAGGTTCCCTGACCCTTCCTGAAGTCAACGACCTCCAGCGGTTCAAGCATGAACGGTGTGTCGGCAATGAATAGCAGATCCTTGCGGTTCTCCGCATAGGTGATTCCGGCATTGATAACCGGAACGGTTGTGACGCCGGGGACCATGAGCAGATTCAGAGCGTCGATCTCATCGAAGGCATAGAGCCCGGTATGCTGGGACGGGTCGCCGATGTAATCTGAATCGGTCACACCAGAGAGGCCGTTATCGCCACCAATAAGCTGATAGGTGCCTGCAACGGGCCTGTCCTCGGCCGTTCCGGTGCTCGGAGAAAGGTCGCTGACCGTAATGTAGTCCGAGACCTCATTGATCATGAGTTCCACATGGTTGGCCGAAGCTTCATCCATGGATAGGTCTTTGAACACCTCGACGATGTTGTCCTTGTGTTTGACAACAAGATTGAAGGCGTTGGCCGGGTCCAGAGAGCCGTCCTCGACCGTCACGGAAATACGGTCGCCCCATGTTCCGGGGTTGGCTGCGTTCACTTGCAATGTAAGCTCAGGCGTTGCCCCCCGATTGGAAAGAACGGCAACCGAGTTAACAGCACTCAGCGTGCTTTTGTCGGTGATATCGGTGTAGTGGGCAACACGGCAGACATAGAGGATTGAACCGCCATTGTCGAAAAAGGCTCTGGCCGCATAAGCCAGGTATCCTTCGTTGATGTAGTAGCCGAATTTATTGATGAACTGCTCCCAGCTCGTAACCAGCACCGGTTTGTTGACCGGGCCTTTTTCGGTGATGCCCACCATGGCAGCCGCCGAGGTGGAGATCTGCTTCACATAAAAGCTGAAGTCGGTTTCCCGGGTGTAAATGCCGGGAGATAGATATGCTGGCATCGTTATTTCCTCCGTTTGGTGGTTTTGGGTTCGGTGGTTTCAGCCGTCTCATCTGAAACGGAGGGCTTTTTCTCTTCCGGTTTTGAAAGGCCCACCAAGCCGCGTTTTTCAGCAAGCGTGATTTCTGGTGAGATATCCTTTTGTGGAATCGAGGTGCGCTCACGCGGGCCGAGATGCAATGTTCTGTCTCCGGCCAGATTGAAGGTGAGCGGTTGAAACTGAAGGTTTCTGATTTCAATCACTGTTCATCTCCTTTGGGTTCATAGGTTCGTTCTTCATTCACGCTGCCGTGAAACTGGAAAGTTCGGTCCTTGATCAGATGGCCGTTTTGGATTTCGCCATCGTAAACAGGACAGTCTTCAACGCGGATGCGTCCGGAGCTTTGCTTCAGATTGGAAAGGTTGACCCGGTTCAGGCCGCCCAGCGGAGCGATCTCCGTCAGGTTGAGATGGCCCTGATCCGTAATGGTCAAAACGGGATTGCGCTGGACAAAGCGGGAGACCGACTCTTGAAAATCAAGGAGTTCAACCTCACGGTCCACCGTCACAATCAGGTCAAAGTCGAGATGATAGAGACGCGGGAAAGAACACTCCTCGAACGACAGAGCGTCCACGTCCTTTTCAATCAGGCGACTTTGGCTGCGGCGCAGTTTATTTTCGCTGACTCGCGGCCCCTGCAGAATGACGCTGGGCGTGCGCTGAACTTCAAAAACATCATCAGCCAGCACCAGCACGGCATCCGGGTGGATGTCGGCCTTGACCTGCCTGATCAGTGTTTCTGTAACGGTTCGTATTGTGCTCACGGTAGCCTCCGGTTGTTTCTGCCAGATTACTTACCGGAAGAGCTGCGGATGTGTCGGATCAGAGAATGCCTTTCAGAGCTGTGCGATAATTTTGCTCAATCTCTTTGCGGTATTTCTGCATGACGGGATGAAGAAAGGGTCTGGCCGGGATGATAATGGTCGCCCCGTTCGGATGGTTGATGGTGGCCCCGTATTCCATGACAGCCCCGATATTCACCATGCTTTCACCGTCCTTGTTGACGGTTCCACGGAGAAGACCGACAAATGCCTTGTCCGCCATGATCTTCTGGGTGATGGAATTGATCAGAAATCCGGTGTCGATAAGCGCCTTGCTGGAGCCCTTACGGGCGATGGTGCTGTCGGCCAGCTTGGCAAAAGCCTGTCCGCCGGGGGCCTGATTGCGGATACCACGCTGAATCTCCCGAACAAGAAACAGGGCATTGCGGATGGTCGCCTGCTGAAGGGCCATGGCGATCCGGGGACCAATGGTGCCATTCAGCTTTGCTTTGGCCTTGTTCCAGTCGCCGGTCCGCTTAGCGCCCATGGATCTTCACCAGCTTGATAGATTGGTGGGTAATGACTCCAAAGAAGTGTTCTTCTTCGAGTGTCTGTATTCTGTATGTGATTGTCTCTATCTGGAGCCTGTCCTCCGGGAGCACGTCAGCTTCCGGCAGAACAGAGACGGTGGCATCGATTTTTCCGGCGAGATCTTCCGGAGGTGTGTGGACTACTTCCACGGGGATCGAGCCTATTGGACTGTATTCCTGATCGTCGCTTCCATACAGATTTTCACCGGGAACAATGCGCAGCACTGTGGCAGTGATGCCGGAGGATACAATCAACTCTCTGACATCCTTCACGGCCTGTTCTTTTTCCCGATCTGTCAAAAGCATCAGCAATCCTCTTCAAGGCAGATTCCCTGTTCGTAAATCACAGGAGTCAGGCCGCCGGGGGTGATGATATAGCCATCCTCGTTGACCTCGGTTCCCGGCTTCAATGCGGCGAGCCTTTTGCGGTATTCATCCAGCAGATCCACTTCGAGCTTGGCCCAATGTTCAGGCTGCTTGGATTTGTCGACCCGTTTGTCGCCGCTGGAAAACGAGAAGGCATTGGCGGTGGCAGAGCGCATCACCTGACAGGCATGTTTCTGCCCAAGCAGCAGAAGCAACTCCCTGAGTTCACCGCTAATGTCCGGCAGAATCTGCTCGCCCTCGATGGTCAGCGTAATCTCCGCATCCCGGGACAGTTTAAAAACCGCCTTCCGGACGCATCTCTCCAGTGTTGAATCAACAAAGAGAGACGCATCCGGATCGGACAGATCGATGCGCAGGTCGGCTATGAGCTCAGGAAGCGTCAACGTCAACCTCCGCAAGACGGTTCTTCAGCGCGTCGATGACGGTTCTGCGTTTTTCACCTTCCATATAGCCTTTGAGTTTGGCCGGGTCGGCTTCTTCATTAACCTTGGATATGGCATCGGTCGCGTTGAGCTTACTCAGATCATCATCCTGATCCTGCTTGCCCTGAGAGGAAGCATTGCCTGCTTTCTCCTTGTCGACCTGAATCACCACTCCGGTTTGCAGGCAGTGTTTGATCTGGTCGGTCTGCTCTTCAACAGGTGTAACCTCTCCGGGAAACAGCTTCAGCGCGGCATCCGGGATGATGAGAATGCCGGGACGGACATTTTTTATCGTCAACATGATTCCTCCTTCGGCATTAAACACCAAGTTTCACTCGGGCCAGAACGTCCGGGCGGGTAATGCCCTGACCGATTTCAGACCATACCAGCCAGCCGGTTTTGAAGCGGGTCTTCTGGTCGATGGATTCAGCCTTGAGCTTCTCACGGACCGGCATTTTGCCCACTTCTTCATCCGGAATGATCAGGATTTCATCGAGAGGCATGGATGCCGTCAGCAGAATGCCGCCGGTGCCATAGTTTTTGACCACGCCTTTCTGACGCAGCTCCAGCTTGGTCTGAGGGTCTAGATCCCAGCCGCGCAGATCATTGAAACGGCGACCACGCATGACGATATACTTCACCGACAACTCGAGATCCTCGATGATGGAGATCGCCTCGTTAAGGGCTTCCTCGGTCAGTGTGTTTCCGGCCACTTCAACGGTATTGGCCGCCGGAACCGCAGCCGACAATACGGAGATGGTTCTGCGGTCCATCTCTTTTCGAATGGCGTCCGAGGCACTGGTCTGGATATCCATCAGCGTGCCGATGTTGCCGTTCTTGAGGACGGAGATATCCACCATCGGGTTGGAGTGGATGCGGTTGGTCGGAAACTCGACTTCATCCTTGCCGATCTCCTGTTCCTGCGCTTCACCGTCCTTGCTGATCCAGTGTGCTTTAACGGTCGGCTTTTTCTGGTAAAGCGGACGTTCACCCTTGGGCAGCGTGTGTTTGGTCAGCAGCAGCGAGGAGATTTCCTTGCGCCGGATCTCCTGTTCGATCGGAGCGGCAATTGCAGCAGCCAACGCCTGCATCCCTTCCGGGG